ATCGTCGCGGTCGGTTTCTATCTGGCCCGCAGGTACTTTGTTGACAAGTAATTAAAGAAATAAAACACTATAAAAATACAATTGTGAAGAAATCCGGTTCTACAGAATGTGGTTCACGGGTTACATTTAGTCTTACTTTTTAGAATAATGGTAATAATTTTAAAAAATAATAAAAAACTCTCCGAATGGGTTTCGATCCCATCACCTCAAGATTAACAGTCTTGCGCTCTACCTAATGAGCTACCGGAGAACAATGTGAAATCACCCAGGCAATCCACTCCTAAGAGGCTACCTCGGCTTGACCTTCACATTGTTATCTTGGAGTTTATGTTTAACTATTTGACGCATGAAGAAATCTCCTGACATCAGGACGAGCGGAAGGGGTCCGAACATCAATATGGTCGGAGCAACAGCGATGGCCACGCCCACCTTCTGTCTTAAAGAAAGATCTTCCATATATAGTAATGTATGGTTATTCTGTCTGGCTTGTGCCACTGAATCATCGTCTTCTGACCAGGGTCTACAAGTTTAGGCACATCCCACACATAACCATCTCGACCAATCATGCGACCGTACCTGATCCTGACAACCTTGGACGTCTCTATGATGTTGTGAATTTCAAGCCATACGGAAAGATTGGAAAGCAGTACGTGGTTGATCCACTGCACGCGCTTGGATGGGAGTGTGACGTAGAGGATCTGGACATTCACCACACGCCTCACATGAGTCACAGGTATTCGTTCTATCCTTACGACAAGGTGTATTCAGTGTATCCCACCCCGATCCGTTTGATCGCGGAGGTCTGTGTGGCGGACACCCGATCCCCTAACTGGGAGGAGTGGAAAATAATTAAAGAAAAGATTCCAAGATAAAGTACAATGGCTTTTTTACCTTTTCTTCGGCATGGCGATCTTTATGACCTTCTGGACACTACGTCCAAGGTTCTGAATGAGCTTCCTAACATGGAGAAGCAGTTTAATAATAAATTGGCTGACAGATATCTATACAAGCGTACCCACACCACGGATGAGGGTTTCGAGATTGAGATGCACCTGCCCGGAGTGGGCAAGGACAACATTCATATCACCCTTTCTTCTGATGATCACGAGGTGACGGTGGCATACGGTGAGAACCGAAGTGCCTCATTCGATTTGCCCAGTTACGTGGATGTATCGGATGAGGGGTACAAGGCGAGTTACATTGATGGTGTGCTCAAGCTCTTCTTCAAGATGCGAACTTCGGACAAGAAGCGCCGGGAGATCAAGCTTGATTAGACGAACAATGTTCCGCCGAGTCCGCCTTGGCAGCGGAAAATGTTATAGTTTACCGCGTAGAGTCTTGCTTTACGCGATATGCTATTATTGACCAATAATAGATCGAAAATCTGACTGGAAATACGGCTCATGTTAACAGTTCCTTCACCCACGTTGAATATGTTTATCTTGTAACTTGGCGTTTGAGTGTAGTAATTGTAAGGTTGGATAGCTCTCATGTTCATTTGATCTAGGTCAAAATAAACTTGACCGTTCAAGAACAGTCGCCACCTGACCACTTGATCATTGGAATAGCTTACGTAACTTGTGCTTGCTTCTGAACTATAGTCAAACACGCCTCTGGTTCCAGAATCATTTTGTACGATCAATATCATTTCTTTTACGGGATTTTCGAATTCAGTTTTGAAGCGTATTTGATTAAGGTCACCCAAAGTGATTCTGGCAAGTTGTACTTGCGATATGGTATAGTCCAATTGCTTTCCAAGGAAAAACTTGCGATGTTCTTCATTCAGGTAGACAGCCTGTAGATCGAGCGCGACATCTGGCACAGGAAGGTTACCTAATTCCTCTTGCGTTCTAAGTGTTATCTTGACTTCAATAGTGTGTCTGCCAAGAGCCAGAAGAGGAAACGAATTAGCATATCCCTTTCCAAAGAATGGTATTTCAACCAAGAATTGTTTCGTGACGGATGTTGTTCCATAACTAGTGGGTGTGACATTGCGTTTAAGAATGGCGTCATTGCTGTTTCGCTTTCTCTGTGTGTCTGTGATATCCGATATAACCGCCATATACTCTCCGGTCATGCTGACTATAGTCTGCCCACCGACTAACAATTCTGCACGCTCTATGAAGGCATGGCCTGCATCTTGTGGAACAGTTTGAGATTCAACGAAACTGAAATTCACGAGAAAAGATGTAATAATGTCACATGTATCATTTTCTATTGTACAAATCGATGTTCTTCCATAGTTAATATCTGATCCAAACGCCAGACGAAGGTTCTCTGTCGTGTATCCCGAACGTTTTGTAAATACTTTTTGATAGAAACTTTGTTGTGGATCACCTGTCAAAAAGGTGTCATGGTATCCTGTGACGGCAAGCCGCATACTATTATGATGTGTCAAAAAAAGAATTGAAAAAATACATACGACTAATAGACATGAACATTCAACTCAAAAAATTCAATCCCGCTTCAATGGGTGACGACAAGGTTTGTGTATTCATAGGAAAGCGAGGCACAGGGAAATCGACGTTGGTGACGGACATCCTCTATCACAAAAAGCATCTTCCGGCGGGCGTGGTGATGTCGGCGACCGAGGAAGGCAATCACTGGTACCAGCAGTTTATTCCGGACTTGTTCATTTATGGTGAGTATGACAAGGACATCATAGAGAGGGTCATCGAAAGACAGAGGAAGATGGTAAACATGAAACCACCCCCAGGAAAGAAAGAACTAACATCCAGAGATGTTGGAGCCTTTATCCTGATGGACGATTGTATGTACGACCGACGGTTTCTCAAGGATGCATGTATTCGCCAATGCTTCATGAACGGTCGCCACTGGAAAATTTTCTTTATGTTAACGATGCAATACTGTATGGACTTAAGCCCCGATTTGCGCGCTAATGTGGACTATGTCTTCATCGCTCGAGAAAATGTAATCCAGAACCGAGAAAAGTTATATAAGGCATTCTTCGGAATCTTCCCAAATTTCGACATGTTCAACCAGGTGATGACGGCGTGCACCGAAAATTACGAGGTACTGGTTCTGGACAACACCAGCAAGTCCAATCGGATCGAGGACTGTGTATTTTGGTACAAGGCCAAGATCCATCAGAACTTTAGGGTCGGCTCTGCACAATTCTGGAATCTCCATCAGAAGACCTATAAAAAAGCAGGAGGCGCTACAAAACCTGGTCAGGATCCCAATGATGTCAAGAGAAATAGGAACTCTCAAGCCCTCCAGGTGAAGAAGTTGAAATAATTATTCAGGGTCAGGACGATGACCGAATGGACATCCGACACAATGGAGACCAAATCAATCGCACTCGTTACGAACGCGCTCGTCAACTCCGGGTTGGTGAGCGAAAGCAAGGCGGATGCGTTGGCCACTCATCTCAGCAAGGGCGCTAAGAACTGGTGCATCAAGAAAATGAAACCAGGGAAAATAAACGAAAACAAAAAGGAGTTACAAAAATACAACTCAAAGATTTGGACAGAATATCTAGCCAAGAGAAACTACATTTTCGATGTTACTGAAAGTGGAGTGGTCAAGCGCAAAACTCCTTTAGTGGAGAAACAGGAACGCCTTTTGGCTATCAGGGACAAGATGGTTGGTGAAACATTTGTCCCACCTATCAAAAAGGTCAGCAAAAGACTTCTTGATCAGGCACGACTCAAGAGACTTCTTACTTTGGTCAAGAAAGACATTGACGAGATGGAAAATGAGATGAAGGGTCTGTCAATGATCAATCAAAATCTGGAACGCTACTTTATTCGTCGACCTTCTTTCAAGCCCAAGGTTTTTATTGGTGAAAAGGAAGAATACCTCGACCTTCCCGATATCACCAAGAGGAAGCGCATCCTCAAGAGACTTTTACACCTTCTGAACATGAAACGTTTTGGCAAGATGGACAAGATACATGAGAAACTCACACAAGTTCGCAGGGACACGATGACCAGTCTGGTTCAGATACAACGCGACATCTTCATCAATTCCAAAGAGTGTTGGGTGCGCGCTGAAAGGGCATCAGTCTTGGACAAGAAACATGCGAACGACGAACTCAAAGCCGAGCATGTCAAGATATCGGAACACATTTCATCAAACCTAAGCGACTACATGGTCGAGGTGCCAAAGCCTTTCAAAAACGCCACGGTCATCAGCGAGAACGACACACGGGCAAACTGGAAGAATCCAGAGTTCAAACGCCTCTACGCGAACCGGATGCGATCAATGATCTACGCGATCCGCAACAACGACAAGTCCAAGTTTCTGGACAGAATCAAGAGTGGTGAACTCAAGCCCAACACATTCGACTCTAAGGAGATATGGGACCTTTGGTATCAGGAACCCAAGAAGGAGGTGGTCGAGAAGAGGCCAGAGGAATACGAGGATGGGATGTTCAAGTGCGGCAAGTGCAAGTCTATGAAAACCACCTACGTGGAGAAACAAACGCGCAGCGCAGATGAGCCCATGACCTTATTTATCACCTGCAGGATGTGTGGTACTGTGATGAAGCGTTAAAGGAGAGACATGGAAGATATTTAGAATGTGTAGTATCTGTGGTGAAGACATTTCCTTCGTCTGTAGAGTCAATGTCCGTTGCGGTCACCACGTTCATCACGAGTGTCGATTAAACCTCGTCCCATTTACAAAATGTTCAATATGTAATAGATTTATAATTGATAAACTTGATGTCCACTTGAGTGACGGAGATGAAATATGTCACAAGCGTTGTGATACAAACACGCGACGTTACTATCCACCCTGTCCAGTGGAAGGTTGTGGCATGGCTCTGCATAAACACCACGTCATCACGAACAAACAGTGTCAACAGCTCATAGTAGAACTCGAAGGAAAGACGTATGAAGAACGCATGGCGATCTATCTTTCTTACGGGTTCCGTGAAGATGAATTAGGTGGCGGAGAACTTGACGAAGAAACATGGAAAAGAATTCAGACAATAATTTCAGTATCTTCGCAAGAAAAGGACATAGAAGAACAAGTTGTGATACCGAAAGAATCTAAACCGAAACTGATCATTCCTCCACCCAAGGCCTATGAACCCCGAGAACTTGCTCCCGGAGAGCGATACAAGCCACCGAATAAGTCTAGACGATCCCAAGAACGCGGAGCTTCTCTAAAAACTCTAGTTCCTCACTCTGTGAAGGATAGGGTTCATGTGCCCCCTCAAGAAGATTTTGCTTTATTTTCACGATGTCCAATCTAGAAAAGGTCACAGATCCGAGAATGTAGTCCTCGTAGGCCTCGGCGACCGCTGGAATCAGTGGCTTCACCAGGTCGTACATCGCCTTGGCGTATAACTGGATCTCCGGTTGGGCATGACTGTCCATCCTGAGACGCAGATAGTGAAGAAGATTGTGCAAGTTTATCTTCCAGTAGAACTCGGTGTAGGTCGACAGGGGCAGGTGCTCCCGCGCCGTCTCGCGGGCAACCCCATGGTCAAGCAAGCTTTGATAGACCTCAAAGGCCTGTTCGCATGAAGCCTTCTGATCCCTCAAGAGCACCATGGACTCGGGCGAAACCAGTACTCCATCGGATCCCTGATGGTTTACCTTGGACTGACCACGGAACTCCGCCGGAACGTGAAACTCCTCGGGCAACTGTGAATACCTACCCGAAATTTCATTGATGCTGGCAGTCCGGTGACGCATGTGCTGCCGAGCCAGAAAGATGGGCATCTTGATGTGAAATTTGAAGTCGACCATCTCAAAAGGGGTTGTGTGGGCGTGACGGAGCAGGTAGCGAATCAGTCCGCGGTCACTCCGAACACTCTTGGTGCCTTCTCCATACGAAACGCGGGCGGCTTGCACTATGGCGTGATCAAGATCCTCCCTCGGCATTGTATCGACAAGACGTACGAACCCATGTTTCTCAACACGGATTTCTGACATTTATACTACTATCGAATGTATTCTCTAATTAACATCACATCGCAGTCACCCTCCACCGGAAGACCCTTGTCCTTCCACCCTTCCAAACCATCTTCGAGTACAAATATGTTGGTAAATCCGTATACATTCATATGGACCTTGGCCATCTTGGCGACCAGTGACTGTTTATTATTTCCGTAAAGCACTATAGCTTGGTCAAAACCGGGAAATGTTCGACCCGTTCCCGAGAAAAGTCCTTCCCCTCGCTTTTCCACATCCAAGTAAGTTACCTTTTCAACTTTCTTGGGTGGTTTACTTGGCGTATCGGGATTCGTCGTCGGCATTACAATGGGTTGGTTCTGTCTGGCGACTTCGGCGTCGTACATTCTGACGGCCCTATCCAATTCTGTCTCTTTGTTAATCTTCAACTTGGTCGCTTCTTCCAATTTCTTGGACTTCTGGGAAAATTCCATGGGTTCGATGTTCCTCAACGGTCTCACTTGTTCAAAATCAATTCTAGCACTATTCTCTGCTATCCGAGCATTGTTGGCATCATCAGTTGCAGTAATGACCCTTCCCCTCGCCAGCAACAACCGATCGGATCGCTCCCGAAGCACCCTTTCCTCGTAGGATCTCTTTTCGATTCGTTTGGGATCATTTTCACCGTCAAGAATTGCATTGATTCGGTCAAACTCTATCATTGGAAAATTAATCGAGTTCGGAAGCCTACAATTCTGAAAATGTGTCTGTGAACCTACGTGAATCAACATGAGGTTTGGACGCGACAGTCTGAGACTATGTAATTGTTCTGGTGAAACCATTATATTATTATTACTCATAATTTCTTACGGCGAGTGCCACGGGGAAGCGAGGAACGCCGTCTTGGGTGAGACCCTGAAATTGAACGGTGAGCATTTCACCCATCAACTTGCCCCGGTTCTTCCACAGCTCCCGTCTGCTCTCCATCGTTCCCTTGGGTCTGGCTTTGAAGGTGTCACCATCCTTGGTCTCGCAGATCCAAATGGGCGTCCCGCGGTCTTTGCCTTCGGCCTCCTCTGCACCCACGATTTCAAACTCTTCAGTCATCATCTTCTTGTACTTGATGCACTGGGACGAGCGCCTGTTAAGCAAGTAGGGACTGTCTGCCACGCGAATCACTACACCCTCGTGACCCTCTGCCACAAACTTATCGTGATACCTATCGGCGTCCTTGGCGGTTCCTTGATAGGCTGGAACGATCTTAATCATGGGATGGTTGATTGACTTGATGATTTCCTTGAGCCTCTGGTATCGTTCCATGAAGGGCATGTCCAACTGACTGAGACGAAAGTAGTCGAAGCAATGAAACTCCAACTTTGGTGCGTAGGGACTTTCTGAACCCCGGGCGGCACTTGTGATCTGTTCAAAGTCCAAGTCCTTACAAAAGAGTTCACCGTCCAAGAACTCGCCTTCTTCCAACTTTCCTTCCAAGGCCTTTTCCAGGTGGGTCAAATGTTCAATCCTCTGTTCATTTCTGGATTGAAGCAAAAGTCCACCACCTGAAAAGCCACCAAGCATCCTGACACCATCCAACTTGGGCTGAAACCGTATGTCACCATCAATCCCATATGACCTCGAGCTGAACGAGTAGAGCAACATGGGTCTTAGGACAACTTCTGCTCTCAGTTGAATATTGTCCATGTACCCCAACTTGACCTGTTTTCGCCACATCTGAGCGGCTTGCTCCTCGATGGGAGTCTTGCGTTTGGCATCGGGAGGGCGTTCCGTCACGGATCTTTTACCATCGATAAGACCTGTGGTTCGTCTAATCATTCCATTGACGACCTCGACTTGCCAAATGCGAGTCTTTCCCTTGGCATCTTTGCCATAAAGAGCCGGAAAGAACGTCATTTAACTAATATAGTGTTTTTTGTTTAAACCCCAGTGGAACCAAAACCACCCACGCTCCTAGGACCAAGTCCTTGATTCCTTGCGTGATCAATCAGATCTGGCTTGAACTGAGGGTCTGGGATTTCTGACGGGTCGGGAGCCACCGGATTATCCTGAATGGGAATTTGTGGATAAAGGTCTGGGTCTTCAACAAGGTCACAGTGTTCATAACGCTCCAAAATCATCTGAGCGATGCGATAACCCTGCTTGATGTGAAACGGGCGGTTTCCGTGATTGAACAAGACGACCCGAAGTTCACCCTCGTAGTCCCGGTCGATGACGCCGGCACCCACCTCGATGCCATGCTTGACGGTAAGACCCGATCGACTGGCAATTCGAGCATAGCACCCTACTGGAATTTTGACTCGAATCCCTGTGGGAACCACGAATCTCTTACCCTCGTGAACCACGCAGTCCGAACAGGCATATAGATCATAGCCCGCAGAAAGTTCTGTGCCCCGGGTCGGTAACATAGCATCAGAATGCATCTTCTGAACAACTAAGGTATTCATGTTTTTGGTATTCATCTATAGAATCTTTTCTTTAATATTGTTAAATGGAAGATCACGATCACAAGGAATGTGACAAGACACAGCCGGTGGCGAACTGGAAGTGCATCTGGTTCACGTTGGCGTTGGCGGGTGGATATTGGTATCTTCCGCCTAAGAACAAGTGGGTGCTATTGGGTCTTTTGTACTTCCCGTACATCATTTTGGCGTGGTATGATCACTGGTATCAGTGCCAGCGCAATCTCGGACCGACCTACCTGGCTTTGTTCTACTGGTGGGCCAAGCCTAAGGACAGTGAACAGATCCAGAAGTACAAGAACTGGTGTCCCGATATCAAGAACAAGGTGCTTAAAATCGACCTCGTGATCTTGGCATTGGGGTTGATGATCCTGCCTTGGTTCCTTGCATGGAAGCCCTAAAATTTAAAAAAATCCTTGGCCGCATCCCATGCAGCATCTGCTGCTCTTTTTGCTATTCCACTTACAGCGGCTCCGATTGCACCGGCGATATCTGGAACAACGATCTCTGGTGGTACTTTGAAAAGATTGTTTATCACGCTCTGCATGGCATCCTTGAGTGCCCCTACACCGGGAATAACATTAATTCCGGAGATGCTAAATAATGCATCAATGATAGTGGCTGGCACTCTATTTGTAACATAATCAAAAAGGGTTGTGACTATATCTACCACGATTTCCACTGAAAGCATAATCAAGGCTACTCCGAATTCAATTAGCCACATGGTCGGGTCATAGGCGAATAGTTTAAGGAAATAAATTATAGTCTTTCCACTTAGTTCTTTCACCCATTGTGTCGTCTTATTTATATTTTCAGTTATGTTTTTGACGTAATTTCCCAGTGAGCCACTTTTTGAATCTATGTTGTTGCCCACAAGACTGAAGAAATTTGCAACGGCCATGCCGACATTATTGGCGAGATTAGATAATACCACGCCTATCCAATTTAAGAAATTAAAAATTGCATATGGTATGATGAGTAATTTTTGATCAAAGTTACGAAACCAATCTAGTATGTCCATCTAAAAACATTGAATATTATTTTTTCCAAACATCTTTCAATATAAATGCACTTTGGTCTAATTTGATTGCTTTTATAGGTGGTATCTTGAATACACTAAAGCTATTTTCGATGACCGTGTTCAAAATCTCTTGCCACTGAAAGAAATAAAACTCATAGAAATTTACTATCGCCATGCTAAAGTAATCACCTGCATCTCCACTGACGAACCAATCTGTTAACTTGATATAATAGTCTGTTAACCACTTAATGGGTGCTATGATAAGTGTATAGACCACATCTCTAAACAATTTCAACAAGTAATTTGGAACATTGACTAAGAGGTAAGTAAATACCTTTATCATAAATTTCACAATTTTCAATAACGTTCTTGGGATCCATGTAATGAAATTGATCGGAGGCATGATCAACCAGTTGACAATGAATTTCACAATGTCACCAATTTTGCCAATCAGTCTCGGCAATATCAGATAAAAGTCATCAAGCTTCGTTGTACTCTTGTTTGACCGCATCAATATAATTCTCGTGACTGGGTAATAAAGTAATGCCAATATAGTGACACTTAAACCGGACACCGCTCCCAGCAAAATAACAATAAAAAGTGGTATAAGATAATATATTTGGTCGGACATACTAATATCAGCGCCCAAAAATATTTAAGATGTTTGTGACGGCGTGTCCTGAAGGGGATTAGGACTTCACGAATTGTTCCGGGAGAGGTGGAGCAATGTCTTCGTCTATGGTTCCTCCCATGGTCACTATCACTTTCATTAATTTAATATTTTGATCCCATAGTTTCTTGAATGCGTCTATGAGTGCGTTACGAAGTACCACAGCTGCGGAATTCATTTCTACCCATGCTCTGGATATAAAATCAACGGCGTTTTTGTAAGACTGAACAATGGAATTCCAGCTAACCTTTACGTTTTGGGTTGCAGAACTGAGTGCTTCAACAAGGGTATCCCAGAGTTTGATCACGGCGACGAAAGGGGATTTGAGAATCTTGTCGAAATTGTCCAGAGAGTTTTTCAGTTTCTTGTTTCCGGTCTTATCGGATACATAAGAAAGCCATGAATATACAATCTTCCATAAAAATATTATCATAAAGATTCCAGGTACGATACCGAATCGCGAGATGAACATCACGGTGCTCAAACTAGTCAAACTAGTCAACCACACCAGAATAGGCAAGATGACCATGTCCATGAACGGAGGGGAAATGTTGCGAATAAACATGTACACGAACGAAAGCACGGTTGTCAATATTGTTAAGTAAATGGCTTGCATTATCTACTATATGAAAATATTTTTTAGTCCCTGATATTAGATATGGGTCAGGACCCCCTTAAGAATTATTTGTCTTGGGCAGATTTGGTTATGATGACCTTGGGGTTTTCATTCCCCACAGCAGTATTGGGTTGGCCACCTTTTGTTGGTTTAATCTTTGCTGCAATTATGTTTGGATTTTTACATATAGACAACAATGTCAAAGACCCAAAAAACAAAAATGCGAGATATGCGGCATTTTTGATTAGCTTGATAATTGGTCTTTTGGGAAGTTATATAGCTGCAGGAGTACTTATTTTCTATGGAAGTTCGGGAAAGTTTGGTAACGAAGCTTTGATTGGTAGCATTGGATTTGGTGTACTTGTTTTTGGTACTTGTCTATCATTTTTCATAAACTACGGAACCGTTTTAGGATGGTGGACGCCGACAGGCGGTCTGGTGACGTTGCTCTTGTCCATAATACCGGCGATGGCGATTGGCAAGAATGCTGGTATTAATATGCTGACTTCATTCATTGTGTCAAGTTTCATTTACGCACTCCTGGTAGCCGACAACAAAAACAAAAAAGAGCCGTGGATGATATGGCAGGCGGCCTACATAGGACTGATGGCTGGTTCCGCGGCGGCGCTCATTATCCCTAACAAAAACAGTTACCTGACTATTTTTACGGATGTTCTTCAAGTAATTAGTCCAAATGCTGATAAAGGTTTTATTAAAAATAAAATATACGGAAACAAAGATACTGCATTGAGCGGAGCCATGCTTGTCGTGTGGTTCAACTACTTCATCATTTGGATTTTGTCACATATCCCTGGAAAACTTCCGAATGGATGGGACACGCTTTTTAAGTCCAAGTAAAATCTGATTAAATAGTAATAACATGGAGACGCATTACCTCGTGGTCAACTCGAATCTCAGGGACACGACCTTGTATCCCTCGGGTAATTCTTATACCATGCACCTGACCAATCCCATTCATGACATCACACGAGTGGAATTGATCCAGGCTTCCGTTCCAAATGTCATGCAAAATCTTCCAGATGGAGCCAACGTGATATCGCTGGACGGGAGTACTTTTTCATTGCCAAATGGTTTCTACTCGGCTAGCGGTCTGGCATCGGAAGTTCAGAACGCCATCGAACCAACTACAAATGTATCCGTGAGCTATTTGTCAAATGAAGGAAAATATCTATTTTCGCGACCCACCACGGATCCGAATGGAAACTTCACATTAACTTTGTCATCAACACTGGCAACACTAATGGGATTCACGAGCACAACGACTGGATCTTCTGCCTCCGTGGCAAACCAGACTCCACCCGTAACGTTTAATCTCTACGCTAACAATGACCGTTATCAGAATACGACATTTCTAAAGTCCAACCAACTGGTGAATCTCACGGCAGACAACTATGTCTATCTGGATATAAATGAGCTGAATAATGGTCGAATGCACCAGGCTCAAAAGATTGAAGCAAATTCGTTCAGCACGTCGGCTTCACAGTATAACTTTGGTCCCATCGTCATGGACGTAAGTTCTGGTGGAATAAAACACTTTTCGGAAACAAATGACTATGTTTATGGAGTTGATTTTTACCCTCCTATTTCACAGTTGTCCAGGGTTACTGTGAGATGGAGGAAGACTGATGGAACGCCCATCAATTTCCAAGGACTAAATGAGAATTCGTTCATGCTCAAGGTGACGAGCAAGTTCCGCAAGGACGACATAGCACCTAATTTAAAACAAAAAGCGTCCAAACCGCGACCTATTATTTTAGTTCCCAAGCAGACCTAGAGAATCGGGGACGAAGATTTGTTTATTTTCATCCCGCCAGTCCACTGGCATCTGAGGGCGCATATTAGGGTTTCCGATGTGGACTCTCAATAGAAGTTTGTGGGTGTCAGTGTTAATACCCAACGTTCCAGCACTATCCATTACACGAATAGTGAACTTATCAAAACTCACTGGATTCTTGTATTGGATGCTGTATTTAAAATCGGCATTTTCCTGGAAGTACCTAATCGAACCCGCCGCCACACCATTGGACGGAATAGTAACAAAGTAACCACGAATACTTGAACTGTCGGCACCTGCCGTTACAGCACTATCCGTGAAAGGAGAACGAAGTTCTTCGATATCAAACACTGTAGATTTTCCGGTTGTAAGTACATTTGATTCGGCATAAACCAAATCCACCTGGTAGACATTTCGGTAAACTTCTTGAAACTGTCTCGTGAATGTATTTGACAAACCTTCGATGTAAAGATAGTGAACCTCGGAGTCTGTGCGAAGATCCATATTAGTATTACCCAAGAAAATCATATGCTTCAGGCAACGTCCTGACGACACTGATGGGTCTTACATTCCTGTACATCCATATTATACTCTCGATGAACTTGAAAGTAAAAAATGTAGGATTGGTCACGATCGCCGACCGGATGACCTGCTTTTCAGTCTTAGGTTTCAGTTCTCGCATAAGGGAACTGAACTCCCATATCAGTCGTGGAATGGTCGCGACTTGGACTACCTTGACATCTGAAAAGTCAAACAGAAAATTAAACTGATGCTTATTGAAGCAACTTCTGACATCTTCTTTGAACGCCACCCAGTCTATATGAGGCACCTCAGTGGTGTGGAACACAAAGTGAAAAGTTTGGTTCGTCCAAAGTTTAGTGTAGAACATTTTGTTTATTAATATCAGGATGTATTTAATAATCTTTACAATTGTTGTCGTCATCTTGGTTGGACTACTTTTTTTACGACGCGAACACCTTACACTAGAGGAATTAGAAAAACAGCTTGAAAATTCTGGACCCTCACTTTTGTCACAGTACGATAGACTCCAATATGAAAAGAGGATAAAAGATTCAGAAGCCGAGGCGAAACCTATACTTGAATCACTGCAAAATTCACCAGGAATGGAAACCATCAGAAAAAGGAGGAGGATGAGCTTTAAATATAAGAGGGTTATGGATCAAGCGGAACTGAATTTAAAGAATTTTGAAGAAAAATACAAGACTAAAATTATAGATATTACTGAAACTAAATGGAATTGGGGTAAAAATGAGACAATTATCAGAAAAGGTCTCGAAGACCCGGTTCTGGACGCCGAGTTTATTAAATTGAATAATTTAGTCGAAAAATTAAACAACGAAATTAACAATACACCTCTAACAATGAAAGAAGGTATAATTATAGAAGAACCATATTTAATACAAAATATAAGAAATGAATTAAATAAGTTTGGATTCAATGTGGGGGGTGACGATGAACATGTGAAAGCAATAGCTAGATCTTTTAATATAAATACATCATCACAGCTACAACAAATAAAGGATTCTGTTGCGGACATAAAGGAAAAATTGAGAAAGGATGATGAGTTACTAAAACAGTTACAATTAAGAGACAAAAGAATTATTATGCAAAGAGAAAGAGAAAGAGAAGAATCTCTTAAAAAATTAATTAAAAAGAAAAAATCAAGAGAAAGTGCCGTAGAAAGAATGAAAAGAAAGAGACGCGAAAAGACTATTGCTCGCAAACAGATACAAGCAGAAGAAAAGGCCAAGGCAGAGGCAGAAACAAAGGCCAATATGGGCATGGACGCGAAGACATTGGCAGAGAGAGAAGCAAGGGAGCGAGCAGAGAGAGAAGCAAGGGAACGGGCAGAGAGAGAGGCAAGGGAACGGGCAGAGAGAGAGGCAAGGGAACGGGCAGAGAGAGAAGCAAGGGAGCGAGCAGAGAGAGAAGCAAGGGAGCGAGCAGAGAGAGAAGCCAATGCGCGAAAAGCCGAAGAAGCCAAAGTGATGAATGAGGAGATAATTAAAATCAACAATGCACGAAAAGAAGCCGAAGAAGCTTTGAATCAACTAAGAGAAATACCTCTGGAAGAACGATTAAGGAGAAGATTATTCGTTCATCCAAAAATAGAACACAAGCCATACCCTTATATAAGAAGTACACCAGCAAATCCACCTTACGAAACCACAAGATATGAAAAAAGAGAAAATCTGTTCAAGACTTCAGAAATATCATCCATATTTCCTCGTCCAATTATATAGAGATGTATTTAATACTTCTCGTTTTCATTGCGTTTGCTCTTGCAATTCGCCTAGTATATTCACCGAACACATAGGACATTTAAAAGCGTAGTTACTGCTTAAATACACGATGTTATTCAAACAAGAGGCACATAAATTGTGTTTGCAATTAATCTTAACTGGTCTCTTGTTTTCATAGCACACGACACACATCTTCTTTTTCTTTTTTGGAAATCTTGTCCTATCAAAATATGTTTTTACGACTTCGCCTACGTTTGCTATGTCTGGCTGGAGTCCATGAAACATGAGAAGCATAATGCGAATGAACATTTTTACCCTATGCCACAGAAATGGATCGCGTTCATAATGAACATGAATGTAACCTCTTATCAACCATGGCATGTAAAATTTAAAGGGATCCATGGTGTCGTGCGAGCGACAAAACACAACCGGAAATCCCAACATGTTCGAGTTGCAGCTTCCATTTCTCGTGCACCTCCAACCACTTTTTGTAATACCATAACAACGTAGGCCAATTAGTTTAAAGAATCGTCGGAACAAAGTGAAGTGTCGTCGTCATTGTCATCATCATCGTCGTCATCTTCCGATGGGACAAAATCTTCATCCGAGGCGTCGGCCGATATGTAAAGGTTGTCACTTACCTCTTCGTATCCAAGTGAATCCATGTCCCTGACAGCCGAATAAGAACTTATTACATGTTCCTTGCTCACCCACACTGGATTTCTGAATGAGTAATGACCTTGGTTATCAGTCTCTTCTAGACATTTCACCAACACTGAATTTTCTTTCTCGTCGATCATTTCTGCGAGAATGACGCCATCGCCAAGTTGTATATCGACAAACATATCTTGTCATTTAAGGTTCATAAATCTTTAAATGTCTTTTGCAAAATTCCAGACCAGTCTGTGGCTTGTGTTTGCATGGATTACCATCCAAACATATGGCCTTGCAAACCTTTCGTTTGTTGCATTTTTGTATTTCCTTCTTTTCTGGAAGTTCATCAAGAAAAATTACACAAGGTCTTTCTTGAGGATCTTTTGATAGAAAGTGTCTTTTCCATCCTATGATCATACTAAGTAGTCTTTGGTGACAAATATTTAATAGGATCCTCCCATCCCGATGCTGTTGTTGATAGGAAGACTTTTCCCATCCAAAGTGGTATTCTTGGGCAAAGCATTAGGCACATAATTGGTGGAAGCATCCCGAACATAGAGAATATAGGCAGAGACACCTTCGCGAACTTGTGGAAGCATTTTATTGACCACCTGCTGATTCATGCGAGACATCTGAGTCTCGATGTTCCCATAAGGATTCATTGCATTGTTGATATACACATAACGCATAAAGGTCATCACATCACGAGGATTCTGACGATCGATAGAAAGACCGGTCTCGTTCCTGAACTGATTCCGGAGCATTGCCTGGATGCGTTCCAAGTTGGCCTGCTGAAAGAAAGCAGAGTTCAAGGGAGTCGTGGTCTTGTGCATGGAAGTGATCATACTCGTTCGCACGTCCGCAGACGGGATGGGGTCCTGATCAACGCCATTCAATGGGGTCAAGTTAATCATACTATTACTTGTTGAGGTTTTTTCTTGGATTCTTGAGGACGGACGTCGGAGACAGAAAGTTGCCTGAACTCACGGTCTTGAGTGACTTCCTCACACAGAAAAATGTACACGGCTTGTCATAGTCAATTCCACCCACCTTCCCGTACATGCGATCGGCCGTCACTGGATTGTAGATGCGTTTCCTGCTCGCGTCGGTTCGCGACACTGCGGTAGAACCCGGTTTGTGCGACCAGGTGCCGTCAGAATCTTGCCTATAAAAATGGTAGTCCTGACCCCAGCTATTTACAGCCAGAAATCCCTTATAGTGCCCTTTGGGACACTTGTCCTTGGCCTTTTCCAGAGACCATGTGACGACGTGCCTTGGGTTGTCCGCCAATACGCGCCTTTTCACAGACTCGCACGTCACCGCATTGTTGTATCCAGCGCCTATGGCATACAGACCGGGCTGTGGCTTGCCAGCACGGGGATACACACGAAGGTCGTCCAGAAAGTAGGAATAACAATTGTGTGTGGCTTGAACCATAGCGTCCCTGGACCACTCCTCACCTCTGTATTTGGGCTCGTAGCCAGACCTAGGGAGAAGTTTCGGTCCCATTACTATTATCTATGTTCATATTTATTTCGTTGAGGTCAATACCAAGATCGTTCATAAGCGCAGACCTGAGCTCTTCCATGTTTTCTGCATCGACCACTATTTCTGTCATATATTCTATGGCGTTGTCCCTGGGGAGATCAAAGGTATCGGCTAGATTTCTTCCCACCAACTGACTGCTCCGAAGATTGGTCGTGACCATCCTTTCCCTTGTGCTTCGTGCTTCGATGATGACCGTGATGTTATACTCTGGAATATCAAAGTCCCGGCGACACACCGGACATGTGTAGTTACCTTGGCGCTTCCAGCGATTGATGCACGCCGTGTGAAATTTGTGATTGCATGGCAGGGTTCGTGCACTTCGTTCGCTCCTTGACGTGATATTGTTCAGACATATGGCACATTCTGACATATCTGCGTGCGCTGAACAGCGTTCATGCCCCTGTGCCTTTCTTCTTCGGCAAGGCGTCCCTGCCCGGGTCAGTGCACCACACTCACTCATCACGAGTTACTAACAACTAAGAAGTAAAACATTTGCCGGATAAAATCGCAACGTATAGTAGGGATGTTATCTGACAAGGAGATCACCAAAGTGTTAAAAGAGGTTAAAGGGGGTAAGAAGATCTATACACCCCTCAAATACTTCCGTGGGTTAAAGACAAAGGAGGATGTTATGACCCGTTTCAAAAAGATTGAAAAGAAGACTTACGCGCCATTCAAGACAGACATTGGCATGGAGACCAAAACGTCCACGTGGACAAAGAAGTTTTACAAGGCTTACCCCGAAGCAAAGTCACTTGTGAATAAAGCCATGGTGACTGGAGTACCTCTGGATATTATCAAGCAGGTCTATGACAAGGGTCTGGCTGCCTGGAGGACGGGTCATCGCCCGGGAGCCACGCCTCAACAGTGGGGCTACGCCAGGGTTCACTCGTTCCTGATGGGTGGACCGACATCGCGCGGCCCCGACCGCCTGCTTGCCATCGAGGCTGGGCTTTTAAAGGTCTAAGGCGGTATTGTTCGTCTTATCTGTTTTGTAATATCACAGAACCTGTTTAAAAATGCGCGATCATGACTTATGGCTATGATCGTTCCTCTAAAGTTATTTAACATGTCTACGATCTTATCGGTATTTTCTTGGTCTTGGTGGCAAGTCGGTTCATCCAAGAACAGCACCAAGGGTTCCCTCGAGATCGCGTAGGCCAGTGCCGCCCTCTGCTTCTGACCACCCGACATGGGTCCAGACCTCGGGATGTCCTTGGTGATGTAATGATCTACAATGGGCTCGTCCTTGAACAGCAACGGCTCCA